AACTCGGGAGTAGCACAGTAATCTGCACCGTCAATACGCAATTTTTAAAATACTTGACTAATTTAGTCAAGTATGAATTAATACCCAGGAGAAACGAAGTCCCTTCATTGTTAGTACCCCCCCCCCTTGCTGTTTTCCCACAAAGTGTTATATTCGCCAACATAGGAACGACCCCCCTTACTTTTTTGGAGTCCCGTTTCCTTTATGGCTATAAATATTTCTCCGGATAACAAACATCCGCACCCAGAAAATCTTAACGATGAGGTCGGCGAGTCTTTGAAAGAAAATACAAGAATTGCTGCTGATACTGCTTCCCTCATGGCTGAATTGGGCATGCCGTTTGAAATGACGGAAGATGACCAAGAAGAAGCTAGACGGTTATTTAAAGCAGTAGACGTTGAGAAAAAACGCACAGAACCTGCTTCTGCGTACAATCCACCCAACTTATACAAAGGCTCCGTTGCCGTAAAGCTCGGCGCCCTTCTAGATTCTTACGACGGTCAAGTCATAAACGACGCAGTCCAAGCTAGAAATTACATTACCAATAGGCTTCTTGAGATTAGCCAGTGCGGAGATGTTAAGTACGAGCTTCGTGCTATTGAGCTACTAGGAAAACTTTCGGATGTGGGTGCATTTACTGAGAAGTCAGAGATCACAATTACCCATAAAACCTCAGATGATCTGAGAAAAGCTATCCAAGATAAGATTCAACGCCTTTTGGATTTGGAAGTAGTAGACGTCGAAGCTAAAACACTGGAAGAAGAGTTAGGTATAGATGAGTCCTCAGCAATTACAGACGCTGCTGAAGAAGCTCCCCAATCTCCCTGAAGCCCACCTCCGTGCCCTATATGCTGACCTAGCGCAGCATGAGGTAATTAAAGACCGAGAGGATGCCAAAGGGAACTTCATGCATTTCGTGAAGAAGGTGTGGCCTAATTTTATTGAGGGTTCGCACCACAAGAGGATGGCTCGGGCATTTGAAAAGGTAGCCTCTGGCAAATTAAAGCGCTTAATTATCAACATGCCGCCACGGCATACCAAGTCTGAGTTCGCTTCATACCTGCTTCCGGCTTGGTTTCTAGGTAAATACCCGCATAAAAAAGTCATTCAGACCAGCCATACGGCAGAACTTGCCGTGGGTTTTGGTAGAAAGGTGCGAAATCTTGTCGATCAAAGCGTATATACATCGGTATTTCCGGGAGTTGGGCTACAAGCGGACTCTAAAGCTGCTGGGCGGTGGGCGACTAACTCGGGTGGAGAGTATTTTGCTATCGGTGTGGGGGGTGCTGTCACGGGTAAAGGTGCGGATCTCCTTATTATTGATGACCCTCATAGTGAGCAAGAAGCTGCTTTGGCAGAAATTAACCCGGAAATCTACGACAAAATCTACGAGTGGTACACCTCAGGACCAAGACAGCGACTCCAACCAGGGGGATCGATTGTAATAGTTATGACTCGGTGGTCTAAAAAAGACTTAACCGGGCAAGTTATCAAGGCAGAGGCACAAAGAGGTGGTGAAGGGTGGGAAGTTATTGAGTTTCCTGCAATTTTGCCCTCTGGAAACCCACTTTGGCCTGAGTTTTGGTCGCAAGATGAGCTTGAAGCGCTCAGGAACGAGCTTCCCAACGGAAAATGGCAGGCTCAATACCAACAAAACCCAGTTTCTGAGTCCTCTGCCATCGTAAAACGTGAATGGTGGAAAATTTGGGAAGAAGATAACCCCCCATATTGCGATTTTACCCTTATGTCTTGGGATACGGCGTTTGAAAAGAACAACCGGGCCGACTACTCCGCATGTACGTTGTGGGGGGTGTTTTATAAAGACGACGATACTGGCACTTCGCAGGCCAATATAATCCTGCTCAACGCATTTCGGGACCGGATGGAGTTTCCTGAACTGAAACAAAGGGCGATTGAGGAGTATAAAGAGTGGGAACCGGACTCAGTGATTATTGAGAAGAAAGCTTCCGGGGCTCCGCTAATATATGAGATGCGGGCGATGGGTATTCCAGTGCAAGAGTTCACGCCAAGCCGGGGGAACGATAAGATTTCTAGGCTTAATGCCGTTTCAGATTTATTTGCCTCTGGGAGAGTCTGGGCGCCGGGTACTCAGTGGGCTGAGGAAGTCATTGATGAGGTTGCAAGTTTCCCTGCTGGGGAGCATGATGACTACGTTGACTCTGTCTCTCTTGCGATGATGAGATTTCGCAGGGGTGGATTTGTTCGCACGCTTCTGGACGAAGAAGACGAACCGCAGTATTTCAAACGCAGACAACCTGTGTATTACTAAGGACAAAAAATGGCTATTGATAAAGCTCTAAACCAAGCTCCTCTTGGGATGTCTCCTGGGATGATGGAAGAAATGATGGGTGAGCCAGCAATCGAGATTGAGATTGAAGATCCGGAAGAGGTAACTATTAGGGCTGGAGATTTAGAGATTGAGATTGAGCCACGCAAAGAAACAGCAGAAGATTTCAACGCTAACCTTGCTGAATACATAGATGACAGCGAGTTAATTGGCATTGCCACTGAGCTGGTGGGTGACTATGACGAGGACATTGGCTCACGCAAGGATTGGATACAAACCTATGTTGATGGTCTAGAGCTTCTTGGTTTGAAGATTGAAGAGCGGGCTGAGCCTTGGGAAGGTGCTTGTGGTGTATATCACCCCCTACTCTCAGAGGCGCTGGTCAAGTTCCAAGCAGAAACAATGATGGCGACATTCCCCTCCAGTGGGCCTGTCAGGACACAGATTATTGGTAGGGAAACCCCTGAGAAGAAAGACGCTGCCCAGCGAGTTCAGGAGGATATGAACTATCAGCTGATGGACGTGATGAAGGAATACCGACCTGAGCACGAGCGGATGTTGTGGGGTCTGGGCCTCTCGGGTAATGCGTTCAAAAAGGTCTACTACGACCCCAGCCTTGAGCGTCAAGTATCTATATATGTGCCAGCCGAAGACGTTGTGGTGCCTTACGGAGCCTCAGATCTAGAGTCCGCCGAGCGGGTCACGCACGTGATGCGTAAGACTGAGAACGAGCTGCGTCGCTTGCAGGTGGCGGGTTTTTACCGGGATATTGACCTTGGACCCCCAGATAACGTGCTGGACGAGGTCGAGAAAAAGATCGCTGAGAAGCTTGGGTTTAAGGCGTCTACAGACACCCGCTACAAGATCCTTGAGATGCATATCGAGCTTGACTTGGTGGGGTATGAGCACAGGGATGACAAGGGTGAGCTGACTGGGATCGCACTGCCCTACGTGGTGACAATCGAGAAGGGGTCAAACACAGTATTGGCGATCCGTCGCAACTGGGACCCGGACGACGACACATATAAGAAGCGGCAGCACTTTGTCCACTATGGCTACGTGCCGGGGTTTGGGTTCTATTACTTCGGTTTGATCCACTTGGTGGGGGCGTTTGCTAAGTCAGGTACTTCGATCATTCGGCAGTTGGTGGATGCTGGCACGCTGGCAAACCTCCCCGGTGGCTTTAAGGCTAGAGGTCTGCGGGTCAAGGGTGATGACACCCCCATCGCTCCGGGTGAGTTTAGGGACGTGGACGTCCCTTCAGGGTCTATTAAAGACAACCTGATGGCTCTTCCGTACAAGGAGCCGAGCCAGACTCTGTTCCAGTTGTTCCAAACAATCATTGATGAAGGCCGTAGGTTTGCCAATACGGCGGATCTTCAGATCTCTGATATGTCAGCTCAGGCCCCGGTGGGCACCACCCTGGCTATTTTGGAGCGCACCTTAAAGACCATGAGTGCTGTTCAGGCTCGGGTTCACTACTCCATGAAGCAGGAGTTGGGGCTGCTCAAAGAGATTATTGCCGCGTATACCCCAGATGAGTACTCGTATGAGCCGGTTGAGGGGCATCGCAGGGCTAAAAAAGAAGACTATGACGACGTTGACGTTATCCCGGTATCGGATCCCAACGCCTCTACGATGGCACAGAAAATTGTGCAGTATCAGGCGGTCTTGCAGTTGGCACAGACGAGTCCACAGTTATATAACTTACCGCTTCTACATCGTCAGATGCTAGAGGTCCTCAATATTAAGGACGCTGAGAAGCTTGTGCCGATGCCCGAGGATCAGAAACCGGAAGATCCGGTGACTGAGAACCAGAGCATTTTGATGGGTAAACCAGTCAAGGCGTTTGAGTACCAAGACCACAAGGCTCATATCACAGTCCACATGAGCGCTATGCAGGACCCCAAGATTCTCCAGTTGTTGCAGAACAACCCCATGGCTCAGCAGATGCAAGCTGCCATGATGAATCACATCAACGAGCACTTGGGCATGGAGTACAGGAAGCAGATCGAGCTTCAGCTTGGCTTTAACTTGCCGCCTAGCAAGGACGAGTCTGGCGAAGAAATCAATATGAATCCTGAGGTGGAAGCCCGTCTGGCACCGATGTTGGCCCAAGCTGCACAACAACTACTCCAGCAGAACCAGGCAGAGATGGCACAACAGCAAGCCCAACAAGCAGCCCAAGACCCGATCATTCAGATGCAGCAGCAAGAGCTGGCAATCAAGCAGGCTGAGCAGCAGCGCAAGATGATGAAGGACCAGACGGATGCCCAGTTGAAGGCAAAACAACAGCAGATCGAGGCCGGGCGGATTATCTCCCAAATGGAGATTGAGAGGGAAAAACTAGCCGCTGATAAACAGATGGAAGCTCTCCGGACCGCAGCCGAGATGCGGGATGGGCGTGAGAAAGAGGTAATGAGAATTGGAGCAGACATTGCCAAGCAGCTGTCTTCGCAAGCTCATCAAAAAGAGATTCAGAGCGGCAAACCTAAAAAAGGGGGGTAAATGGACGCGTTTGACGTAATCGTTCAACAAATCGACGAGAAAGTGACGCAACTTAAAGACTTCCTGTCAGAAGGGCGGTCTGAAAACTTCGAGGAATACAAGAAAACTTGCGGTGAGATAAAGGGTCTGCTCATTGCGAGGGGGTACACATTAGACCTGAAACAACGATTGGAGAACTCTGATGAGTGAAATTCTTATCGGCACAAATCCCGATAATCCAGAAGTAATAGGCGCAGTTAACCTAGAAGCAACAGCAGAAGAAAAAGCGAAGCAGCTTCCAAAGCCCTCGGGATACCACATTCTGTGTGCTATTCCTCCTATGGAAAAAGAGTTCGACAGTGGAATTATCAAAGCGGATTCAACAATTCAATACGAAGAACTCTTAACTACTGTCCTCTGGGTAATTGATTTGGGTCCGGACTGCTATAAGGACACCTCCCGGTTTCCAAGTGGCCCGTGGTGCAAAAAAGGCGACTTTATATTAGTCAGGCCCAACGCCGGTTCACGGCTTTTGATTCATGGTCGTGAATTTAGGCTGATTAACGATGACTCAGTCGAAGCTGTTGTAGATGATCCCCGTGGCATTAAACGCAAATAACAGGAGGACAAAATGCCTGAAATGAATGTAGACGAGTTTAAGTTTCCCGATGAACAAGGGGCGGAGGCGGAACAGCCTTCCGTAGAGTTTGAGATTGAGGTTGAGGACGATACGCCACCAGAGGACCGGGGCCGTGAGCCTTTACCCAAGCCTTTGTTGGAGGAACTAGAGCAGGACGAGCTAGATAACTACGACGACGCCGTAAAGCAGAAACTCAAGCAGATGCGCAAGGTCTATCATGACGAGCGCAGGGCCAAAGAGCAAGCCGCCAGAGAGCAGCAGGAGGCGCTAAATCTAGCCCAGAAGCTGATGGAGGAAAACAAGCGGTTTAAAAACATTATTGAGACGGGTAGTAAAGAATATGCTAATACCCTTCAAACCGCCGCTAATCTCCAGCTTGAAATGGCTAAGCAAAAGTACAAGGATGCCTATGATTCGGGGGATACCGACCGGATTATGGATGCCAATCAGGAGCTTCAAACTGCCAATCTTAGGGTAATGCAGGCGCAAAACTTTAAAGCACCTACTTTACAAGACGAGAATTTTGTAGTACAAAATCAACGAGAGACTCAAATCCAGCGTCCAAGTAGCCCATTACTTAACACTTGGTTACAAAAAAACGAGTGGTATGGGCAGGATGATGAGATGACTGCAACCGCCTTAGGGGTCCATAAAAAGATCGAAAAATCTGGCGATGTTGTGGTGGGGTCCGAGAAATATTTTGCCATTTTGGACAAAACAATGCGCAAAAGGTATCCTGAGTATTTTGGTACAGAGGATACTGAGACAAAGGCAAAACCTGAGGCTCGCCCAAAACCGAGCACGGTGGTAGCCCCAGCAGTACGCAGTACAGCTTCTAACAAGATAAAGCTGAAAGCGAGCCAAGTGAACTTGGCTAAAAAGTTGGGATTAACCGCTGAGCAGTATGCCCTTGAACTACGTAGATTGGAGTCACAAAATGGCTGAGCAAAACAGACTGAAGCGAGAACTGGAGTCCCGAGCACTAACAGAGCGTCCTAAGCAGTGGATGCCGCCTGAATTGCTCCCCGAGCCTGACAAGCAAGCTGGGTATGAGTATCGCTGGATTAGGGTTTCAATGTTGGGTAAAGATGATGGTCGAAACGTCTCGACAAAGTTCCGAGAAGGTTGGGAACCCGTTTCACTCACAGAACAGCCCCAATTTCAACTGCTGACTGATCCAAATACTCGTTTTAAAGACGGTATCGAGATCGGTGGATTGTTGCTCTGCAAAACTCCTGCTGAGTTTGTCCAGCAGCGTAGTGCTTACTACGCCAAACAGACAGCGGCTCAAACGGAGGCTGTGGACAATAACTTAATGCGCCAGAGCGACCCGAGGATGCCAATCTTCAAAGAACGGAAGTCTTCGACCAGCTTTGGATCTGGTAATTAATTTTTAGGAGTTAACAATGGCTTATCCTACGATTAGCAAGCCTTACGGCTTGAAGCCGATCAACCTGATCGGTGGTCAGGTATTCGCTGGTGCTACTCGTCAGATTGCTATCACTACTGCTTCAGTTAACTACAATACCGCTCTATACAACGGTCAAGTAGTTCAGCTGGATACTTCCGGTACTGTGATTGCTTCTGCGCTAGCAACGGATACCTCCGCAGTCGCTGGTGTTCTGGGTGTATTCCTTGGATGCCGCTACACCAACCCTGTGACCAAGCAGCCTACCTACAGCCAATACTGGCCTGGGTTCGCCTCTGGCGTGACTGATGCATTTGCTTACATCAGTGATGATCCCGATGCGCTGTATCAGGTCGCTTCTGTTGGTGACACTGCTAACACAACTGGTCTGGTTATCGCCCCCGTGCAACAGACTGCCCTTGGTACTAACGTTGGCTTGGTGCTGAACAACCCAAATACTACGTATGGCAACGCCCAGACTGGTATTTACTACAGCAACACCACCACCGCCCTCCCGTTCCGGATCATTGATCTGGTGCCTGATACGTCCTACGTGTCGAGCGGAAACGTTGTGTACCCCGAAGTGATCGTCAAATTCAACTTTGGCTATCAGTCCTACAACAACGTACTTGGTAAATAAGGAGCACTTAAATGGCTATTTCACGCGCACAACTACTGAAAGAGCTGCTCCCTGGACTGAACGCCTTGTTTGGTCTTGAGTACGCTCGCTACGGCGAAGAGCACAAAGAAATCTACGAAACTGAGACTTCTGAGCGCTCCTTCGAAGAGGAAACCAAGCTGTCTGGCTTCTCCGCCGCTCCGGTGAAGAACGAAGGCTCTGCCATTGCTTATGACAATGCGCAGGAAGCTTGGACTGCCCGCTATAACCACGAGACTATTGCTCTTGGATTCTCGCTGACCGAAGAGGCCATCGAGGACAACCTGTACGACAGCTTGTCTGCTCGTTACACCAAGGCTCTGGCTCGTGCTATGTCTTATACCAAGCAGGTTAAAGCCGCTGCCGTTCTTAACAACGGCTTCGATTCAGCCTACGCTGGTGGTGACGGGCAGCCTCTGTTCTCCAACGCCCACCCCTTGGTGTCTGGCTCAACCAACAGCAACATTCCTACGACCCCCACCGACCTGAACGAGACTTCTCTTGAGAACGCCGTCATTCAGATCGCTGCGTGGACGGACGAGCGTGGCCTGTTGATCGCTGCCAAGCCTAAGAAACTCGTTATTCCGCCCGCTCTCCAGTTCGTGGCTACCCGTCTCCTTGAGACTGAGCTTCGTGTTGGTACGGCTGATAACGATATCAACGCCATCAAGAATAATGGCTCGATCCCTGAAGGGTTCACCATTAACCACTTCTTGACGGACACCAACGCTTGGTTCCTGACGACCGACGTGCCTAACGGCATGAAGCACTTTGTTCGTATCCCCCTCCAGAATTCCATGGACGGAGACTTCGACACAGGAAACGTTCGCTACAAGAGCCGCGAGCGCTACAGCTTTGGGTGGTCGGATCCGCTCGGGATGTACGGTTCGCAAGGCTAAAACCCAATAGAATCAAGGGTTTGCAAAAGGGGCTTCGGCCCCTTTTGTTTTGTGGTAGTAATGGTATATACTACATCAAAAGGAGTTGTGTATGCCATATAAAATAGATATTTGTGGTTTATACAAGATAGTAAATAAAGCTACCGGGCAATGCTATGTAGGTCAGTCACAAAGATGCAAAAAGCGCATTAAAGAGCATTTTCGACTTCTTAGGTGGAATAAACACACCAACCCACATCTGCAAAATGCTTACAACAAATATGGGGTAGCCAATTTTTATGGGGCCATTGAGGTAGAAGTAGGCAATCTGGATGAACTAGATCAATTGGAAAATGCTTTTTTAAAGGGTAACGCTTGGTTCGATGAACCGACTGTTTACAACATTGCCGACTTCGCAAAAGCTCCGATGCGTGGTAAGTCGCATAGCGAGGAAGTACGGGAACGGATTAAGCTAGGGAGAAGGGCATCGACTTTTGATTATAAGGGTCTAGCGTATAGAGCCACCCTTTCGAAGGCTCAAGTGGCACGTTTTCACTCGGACCCAAAATTTATTGCTAAGTTGAAGTTTATTCTTGACAATCAGGATATGTCTTACGCAGAACGCGCAAGACGATTAGGTGCAGACACTAGCAGTGTTCGGCGTCTTGCGTTAAAGTACAAACATTTAGAAGGAACTCTATAATGGCTCAAACTCGATTCTCCGGCCCAGTTGCATCTGACAACGGCTTTATTGGCGGTACCGATACCGATCCGATTGTTGCAACCACTGCTGGCAATATGTCCAGCTTTTACGGTACAGCATCTAATACAACCGGTGATGTCCGTCTTAACTACTCCCGCCTGACCTTCACCTCGACTGGTTCTGGCGAGACCGCTCGTTTCCTGACCCGTGTGACCGGTGCTAACGGTGCTACTGGTGGAACGATCAACGGCGCCCACATCTCCCTGTCGATTAACGGCTCGGGCACCATCTCTGGTGCTGGTAACGCCCTGCGTGTAACGCTTGGCGGATCTTCGACCAACCCCGGTGGCACGATTGCTGCGCTGCAACTTGATTCTGACTTTGCTACGGGTGGTACTTGGACCAACGCTTCGTACATCCGTTGTACCAACTCTGGTACCGGCGCCATTTCTACGTTTGCGGTTCTCCCTGATGCCATGGTTGCTGCTGAGTCTGCCGCTGCCGTCTCCCACGTTATCGCTATCAAGAATGCCTCGGGTACGCCTTACTACCTGATGGTTTCTGATACTGCCTGATGCAGATAACTAAAGAGTTTCTTCTAGCGGAGATCGAGAAAATGCAAGCGCAACGAGACCACGCACATGATGTGGCAGTTGCGTCCCAGGCAGCAGTGGACACCATGAAAGCCTTACTTGCACGACTTGATCTCCCCGAGGAAGAGGGGCTGAAATTTTCGGACCTAGGTCTACCTGACCCAGTGCCGATCTCGGAGATACAAAATGGGAATGCAAACTGACGTTTGGTCAGCAACATGGTTTAACAATACTGCCGCGTTAAAAGCTTCCGGTTCTATCGCCGGGACTGGAGCAATTACTCTCCTGACTACAGCAGTTGGCTTCAATGGGGTAGGTGCCAAGGTAACTGTTACTTCTTCTGGTGACGAAGACGACACGATTTTCACGGTCGTTGGCATTGGGATGGATGGACAGCAGATCACCGAAACGATTACCGGGGTTGATACAAACACCGTTGCTGGCACCAACTACTACACCTCGATCGTCTCGATTTCTAACGACACGGCTTCAGTAGGTAATATCAGCCTTGGCCTCTCAGGTCTGGCGCTGCCGAAATGCCGAGTTCGTGGGGTGTATTTTACTGGCGCAGGTAATGCTGGTTCACTGGTCATTACTCGGGTGAGCGATTCTCGCAAGGTTCTTAATGTGGTCAGTCCAGCTGGTTCTGGGGCCAACGCATTCAATATTTGGGTGCCGGGCGAAGGGATTGCTACGACCTACACAGTAAATGACTATGCGACGGTGGCCCTGACCGAAGTTGGCTCAACAACTATTTTGTGTGCCTAATCATGGCTAAGACTCCCGCTTGGCAGCGCAAAGAAGGTAAAAACCCCAAGGGCGGTCTTAACGCCAAAGGGCGTGCTTCCTACAATGCTGCTAATCCGGGCAAGCCTGGGTTAAAGGCACCACAACCAGAGGGCGGCTCAAGACGTGACTCATTTTGTGCCAGAATGAAAGGTATGAAAAAGAAGCTCACGTCTAAAAAAACCGCCAATGACCCCAACAGCCGTATCAATAAGAGCCTCAGGGCGTGGAAATGCTAAATGGAAATGATTAACTTTTTTTGGAATGGCATCCTCACTTTAGCTGCGGCATTTTTTGCATTGATTAGTTATATGGCACAAGAAAAATT